AAAAAAAATAAAAAAAGATTTGACAATTATTTTGATTGTTATAAAGTCCCATACATAAACAAGAAATAAGAAAGTGAAGGTAAATATGGCAAAGACAATGACAAAGTATCAACTGGATCATTTTACACAAAAAGTAAAAAGACATTTTGATCCATTGATCGAGGAACAAGAACTGTTGGTCAAGCAGTATAGAACAGAAGCAACGAAGAAGATTGTAGGTAGACTAGCCAAGAAAATGGGAGCGGATAAAATACTTACAGCTTTTAAAGATGCTGAAGAACAGATGAAGAAAGTAAGAGAAGACGCTAGAACTTTCTTTATTAAGAAAGCAAAGACCGACGATAAAAAACAAAAGCTTAGTTATAATTTTACAAGGGATAACAGAGATGAAATATCTTTATCCGATTGTGAAGAACAATTAAGAGAGTGGGCTAAAGACTTGGTTGATCGTGAGATAAGACGAAGACCTGAAGGTAAGGCGTTAAATCAACTTGAAAATGTAAAAACCAAAGCGCTTGATACTGTAATGGAAAGCGGTACAAGTGAAGAATTAATTAAAGCACTTGAACTATGCACAAAGAAAATTGGTATTACTTGGATCGTTGATACTTCACAAATAAAACAAATAACAAATTAATAAATATTAAAAACGAGTAGCGAGAAATCGCTACTCGTATAAGTTGTATTTGCTTGTGTCCTATGGGCCCACCCACCCTAAAAAAAAACAAATTTTTACTTGACATCAATTTTTATTCTGTTAAAATCCCATACATAAACAAGAAATAAGAAAGAGGTAAGTATGAAAAAAGAAAAGCTACAAGAGTTTCAATTAAATCCACATTATGATGTGGAGTTGAAACCAAATACTAAAATCGCAGTTGGTTGGTATATGAATAAATATCAGGCATTTGATAAGCGAGTTGGTATTTTCGGAAAACAAGGTGAAGAACATAAATCAAGACAATTTGTTTCAAAGAGTGGCGTTAAGTGTATTACTTTTTGGGATACATTAAGAAATAGATATACAACAGCAACAAACTATATCTTAAATATAATTGGAGAGGTGGAAAATGACAGATAAAGCAGATATAATTATTTGGGGTTATCTAAATGAGTATCAAACTGAAAATGGTAAACCTAAAATAAAAAAATTTAAATTGTCAGAAATTATAAATAATTTAAATTTTATAACTGATAATGATGATAATTATCCATTTACATATTATATAAATAAAAAGGAGATAAAATGAGTGATGAGTGGGGATTAGCAAAAGAACTACATCTTTCTGATAGTGATATTGGAAAGAAAGTTTATGAAATAGAAGAAGAAGTTTCATATCTTATTAAAACGCAAGTCATAGCCAAAGATAAGGACGAGGCATTTAATAAGTATTTAGAGTGTAGTGAAACTCAAAATTGTGAGGGATATAATGCCAAACATAATGGATTTGATATTGTATCGGGTGCAAAAGAATATTCACAACATAAAGGAACTACATTGATTGGAACTATTCAGAAAGAAGATGAAAAAGACGAGGATAGTTTATTAGAGGTGTCTTATGCCTAATGAATTAATTTTAATTATTCTCGGTTGTGTTTTAATGGGTATTTGTATGACGATCAACGATTGGCGAAGAAAAAAGCAAGAGGAACGCCAAGCGAGATTGAACTCAATTAAATTTAAGAACTCTCAATCATAACTTACCGAGAGGCAAGACGAGGCGACGAAAATCGCCTCGTCTTTTTTTTATTTCTTTCAAAACATACTACATCTTGTGTCAAGTAAAAAATTATACACAGCTTGTGAACTATGGGCCCACCCACCCTATAATAATTGTTGTATTTATATCACGCCCATTTTGGGTTTTTATGCTTGTGAACTATGGGCCCACCCTCCCTAAAAAAAAACAAACAATTCAACTTTAGGTTGTGTGAATAAGTTTATTTAGTGCATTGACTTTAATAAACTATTCCTTTAATTTCCCATATATAAACAATAAACAAAAGGTGGTTATGAGTACGTTTAAAATAAAACAATCAGTACATTACAATGGTAAGACATATAAGTTACCATTCTTAGTTGCTAAAGAGACATTAGATACTGAGATGGAAACAGTTAAAAATCCATTTAGTGGTGAGTCGATCGCAATGCCTACATTTGCTGTAGCTGTTTATGATGTAATTATGGGCAGTAATTTACTAGCAGAGAAATATGACAGCGTGCACGGTTGGGGATCATCTCCAGACTGGAAAACAGTTCGTAAGGGTCTTGATTGGTTTAGACAACATTTTGCTAAAGAGTATATGGTATTACTTGATTAAGTAAATTCTATCTGTAGTCGTATGTAGTTTATGCATACGACTACAAGTTGTATTTGCTTGTGTCCTATGGGCCCACCCTCCCGTAGATAAGTAGGACCCAGACTGAATCTCGAATTAGAATGTTTTAAGGACCCCATCCCCCTTTTTACGTAAAAGGGGTCCCAGACTTTTACCTTTAGAGTTTGATTTAGACGTAAACATAGGATAAAATCATTATTGGTGCCATATGACGTTAAATAATATAGATATTACAAAATTACCTCCTGACGCAAAAAAAGAATTTTTAAAATATGCACTAAAGCTTTCTGAAAAACGAAAACAATCCACAGTTTCAAAAGACTTTATGTCTTTCGTTAAAGCTATGTGGCCTCAATTTATAGAGGGGTCCCATCACAAAATTATTGCAAAAAAATTTAATGCTCTGGCAGAGGGAAAAATTAAAAGATTAATTATTAATATGCCTCCTAGGCATACTAAATCTGAATTTGCATCCTTCTTACTTCCATCGTGGATGGTAGGACGTAGACCTGATTTAAAAATTATACAAACAACACACACAACAGAACTTGCAATAAGATTTGGTAGAAAAGCAAAAACGTTAATTGATTCTCCTGAATATCAATCTGTTTTCAAAACCACGCTTCGCGAAGATTCTAAAGCTGCTGGTAAATGGGAAACCGATCAAGGCGGAGAGTATTACGCAGCCGGTGTTGGATCAGCTATTACTGGACGGGGCGCGGATCTACTCATCATTGATGATCCTCACTCGGAGCAAGACGCGTTGAACGCGGCTGCATTAGAGCGAGCGTATGAGTGGTACACGTCAGGACCTAGACAACGTTTACAACCAGGTGGTTCTATTGTTTGTGTAATGACAAGATGGAATATGAAAGATTTAACAGGAATGTTATTAAAATCTCAAAAAGAAATTAAATCAGATAAGTGGGAGATTGTAGAGTTCCCAGCCATTATGCCTTCAGGTAAACCTGTTTGGCCTGAGTATTGGAAGTTAGAAGAATTAGAATCAGTTAAAGCATCTTTAAGTTTAGGTAAATGGAATGCACAGTGGATGCAAAATCCAACCGCAGAAGAAGGTTCCATTATTAAACGTGAGTGGTGGAAAGTTTGGAATAAAGATTATATGCCTCAACTCCATCACGTTATACAATCTTACGATACTGCTTTTTTAAAAAAAGAAACGGCTGATTATTCTGCTATTACGACTTGGGGTGTATTTTATCCAGACCCCGATTCGCCAGCCCATTTAATTCTACTCGATGCGGTAAAAGAAAGACTTGAGTTTCCTGAACTAAGGAAGAAAGCACTCGAGCAATACAAATATTGGAATCCAGAAACGGTGATCGTGGAAAGTAAAGCATCAGGACTACCTCTCACATATGAGTTGCGAAAAATGGGGATACCTGTTATAAATTACACACCTAGCAAAGGAAACGACAAACACGCTAGAGTAAACGCCGTCGCTCCGATTTTTGAATCGGGGATGATCTGGGCGCCTGATGAAAAATTTGCAGAAGAAGTAGTAGAAGAGTGTGCTGCATTCCCGTATGGGGATAATGACGATTTAGTCGACAGTACAACACAAGCGATAATGCGTTTTAGACAGGGAGGATTTATATCTCACCCTGAAGATGATAAAGATAAACCATTATCCAGAGTTGATAGGGAATATTATTAATGAATTATTTTAAAATTCTAGAGGGATTAACTAAGTTAGTTAAAAGTGGTCAGATTAAAAGTGTTGATGAAGCTTTAGCAATGCTTCAAAGAGGTGGTGCTAAAATTGATGGCATTCTTAGACAAGGAGTTGTTAACATTTTTAAAAAAGGTAAAGCCAGAGATCCTGATTTTGGTACCAATGTAACTAAAATGCCTGTTGATGACGCGGGCGTTCCATTTAACCCAAACACTTTAAAAAGCACAACAGAAAAAAGAGGTGTAGAGAATTTATTTAAAAAAGCTGACCTTCCTGAAGGCGTTGATTACAAAAACACTCCATTACCGGTTAATCCTAAAGTCGAAAACTTTTATGATGAACTGGTAGAAAACGCTTACAAAGAAGCTAAAAAAACAGGACGAGATGTTAAAACAATTATTGAAGAAACTATTAATTATAAATTTACTGGAAATGAAACAGGTAAAGAAATTTTAGATATTATCGAGAAAAAATTTTTTAAAGCGGACGGCGGTCGAATAGGATTTAATCAAGGTGGTAACTTAGGTTTAAATGAACAGGCACAAAATATTTACGATTCGTGGATCTCTGCAGGTCATTCAGAAGCTGATACCTTAGCTTATTTAGAATCACGAGGAATGTATAATACTCCGGTAAAACAACAAGGTATTATGACAGCGCCTAATATTATTAATAAAAAGTTAAGAGATGATGGAGGAGATGATACAGGAAACATTATTACTCCTTATGACCCGAATATTAATTTAGGTCCTAATAAAGATGTGTTTGACTATGAAGCAGATGCTTATGGCATTGGTCCAACTTTTAGAGGGCAGTTTGCTAGATTAAAAAATGCATACAGTAAAATCCCTACTCCCTTTAATATAGTAAAAATGGGAATTCAAAAAGCACAAGATTTTGCTGACCAAAGACGCAAAGAAAAAGAAAGAGAAGCAGCAGCGGCAACTGAAGCTTTACAAGCGCAAATTACAGCTCAAGCAAATATAACAGCTAGAGATTTAGTGGCTAGAGGAGCATCACCTGATTTTGGTAAGACAGAAACAAGATCTAGTTCTGGCTGGGAAAATAGTCCTTTTGCAAAAGGTGGCGTCGCTACAATGTTTAAAAGGAAAAGATAATGGATATTAAATATAATTCTACTTTAGGGGCTTTTGTAAACTCCGCAACCGATGATGTTGTATCTCAAATAGATCTTAAAGCGTGGACAGCTGATAATCCAATGGATGTAAAAGTTGGAACACCTAAACCAGGAATGATAAAAAAAGTATTAAGTAAGATACCTGGTCCTGTTGGAGTGGGTGCCACTGCTTATTTTATGAAAGATATGATTGATGAAGGTGCTTCTGTGGGAGAAGCTTTAGCAATGCCTTTAATGTTAGACGGTAGAGTTAGAGCAATGGAAGAAAAAGCAGAAAAAATTACAGGTCTTGAGGGAGGCCAAGAACAAGACGATTTAATAGAGGAATATGCTATGGATTATAAAGGTTACGCCACAGGGGGTTTAGCTAGTTTGACAACATCACAAAATCAAGATAGAAGAGCATCAGGTGTTGAATTAATCAAAAATAGTATATAGAATGGCGAAATGGCTGATAAGATAGATAAATCATTACCCAATCAAAAAACGACTGTTGAAATTCCAGGAGAAGCAGAGATAGAAGAAGCGATTCAAGAAAACGTTAAAGAAGTTGACTCTGAAGGAAAACCAGTTGAAATAGAAATGACCGAAGAAGGAGGCGCTCAAGTTTCCTTTGATCCTTCGGCTGCAGTTCCTGAAGGTGGCGAAGACCACTATGCAAACTTAGCAGAATTTTTAGAGGATAACGTTTTAGATCCATTGGGATCTAAATTAGTTGATGATTATAGAGATTATAAAAATTCAAGAAAAGATTGGGAAGATAGTTATAGAGAAGGTTTAGATTTATTAGGTTTTAAATACGAAAGAAGAACAGAACCTTTTAGAGGTGCTTCTGGTGTAACTCACCCTGTCTTAGCAGAAGCCGTAACACAATTTCAAGCAACAGCATACAAAGAATTATTACCCGCTGATGGTCCAGTCAGAGCACAAATTATGGGTGATATTAACGAAGCAAAACAAGATCAAGCTCATCGTGTAAAAGATTTTATGAATTGGCAATTAATGGATCAAATGAAGGAATATGAACCTGAGTTTGACCAAATGCTTTTCTATTTACCCCTCGCCGGCTCTACATTTAAGAAAGTCTACTATGACGATCTCTTAGGTAGAGCCGTTTCCAAATTTGTTCCCTCAGACGATTTGGTTGTACCTTATTCTGCAACTTCATTAGAAGATGCAGAAGCAGTGGTGCACGTAGTTAAAATTTCTGAAAATGATTTACGTAAACAACAAGTTGCTGGTTTTTATAGAGACATAGAATTAGGAAAACCACCTATTACTGAAAATGAAGTAACACAAAAAGAACACGAACTTGAAGGAATTACCAAAGATAAACAAGATGATGTTTATACTTTAATTGAATCTCACGTTAATTTAGATTTAGAGGGTTATGAAGATGTTGGCGAAGATGGAGAACCTACAGGAATTAAATTACCTTACATTGTAACGATTGATGAATCAACTTTTAAAATTTTAGCAATTAGAAGAAACTTTAAAATTAATGATCCTTTAAAGAAAAAAATTACTTACTTTGTTCATTTTAAATTTTTACCTGGATTAGGTTTTTATGGTTTTGGTTTAATTCATATGATTGGTGGATTATCAAGAACAGCTACTTCTGCATTAAGACAATTATTAGATGCAGGAACGTTAGCTAATTTACCAGCTGGATTTAAAACTAGAGGCATAAGGGTTAGAGATGATGCTCAACCTTTACAACCTGGTGAGTTTAGAGATGTTGACGCTCCGGGAGGCAATATACGAGATTCGTTTATGCAACTTCCATATAAAGAACCTTCAGCAACTCTTTTACAATTGATGGGTATTGTGGTTGGCGCAGGTCAACGTTTCGCGGCTATTGCAGATAATCAAGTAGGCGATATGAACCAACAAGCCGCCGTGGGTACAACTGTGGCGCTATTGGAACGTGGATCGCGGGTTATGTCAGCTATTCACAAAAGACTATACGTAGGATTAAAACAAGAATTTAAATTATTAGCTGAAGTATTTAAAACTTATTTACCACCAGTTTATCCTTATGATGTACCAAACGCTAGACGTGAAATTAAAAAAACAGATTTTGATGATAGAATAGATATTATTCCAGTAGCAGATCCAAACATCTTTTCTCAAACACAAAGAATTTCTATGGCACAAATGCAATTGCAATTAGCTCAATCTAATCCAAAGATACATAACTTATACCAAGCCTATCGTTCTATGTATGAAGCGGTTGGGGTTAAAAATATTAATTCAATTTTACCACCACCAGCAAAACCAATACCAATGGATCCTGCATTAGAACATATTGTAGCAATGAGTGGTAAACCTTTTCAAGCTTTTCCAGGTCAAGATCATAAAGCACACATTGATGCTCATTTACATTTTATGAGTTTAAATATGGTACAAAATAATCCACCTGTTATGGCAGCAATACAAAAAAATATTTTAGAACACATTTCTTTTATGGCTCAAGAACAAGTTCAATTAGAATTTATTGAAGAATTAAGAGAACTACAACAACTTCAACAACAACTCGGACCAATGATGCAACAAAATCCACAAATGGCCCAACAACAACCAGGTGCACAACGTATTCAACAGATAACAAATCAAATTGAAGCAAGAAAAGCAGTGTTAATTGCTGAAATGACAGCTGAATATGCTAAAGAAGAAAACAAAATTACCGGTGGTTTTGGTGGAGATCCCTTAATGAAATTAAAAGCAAGAGAATTAGACTTAAGAGCAATGGATAATGAGCGTAAAAAAGAATATGATGACGAAAGAATTGGTTTAGACACGATGAAAGCAATGATGAACGACCAACAACACGATGAAAAGCTAGAACAGAACGAAGAATTAGCTCATTTACGTGCCGGAGTATCTTTAACTAAACAACAAATGGCTGACCAAAGTAAAAAACACGATTTTGGTAGAAATTTTAAAAAAAAGTAAGTATAACTAACCCATAAGGAGACAAATATGAGTAAAGATTGGACAAGAGGTTCAGGATACGTCGATGCACCTAAAATTACTAAAGAATTAGGTGTTGGTAAAGACGGTTATCAAACAGGGGGAGTAAAAATAGAAGCTACTGACCCTACTGAAACTCAAACAGTTACTGTACGTGGCACAAAGCGTATGAGAGCTGATAAAAAACCAGTTAAAGCTAAGTGGTACTAGTATGGCTTGGTTCAGTTTAGCAAAAATTGCTTTGCAGGCTGGAAGTAAAATTTATTCCAACCGTCAAAAGACCAAAATGGCTATGTCTGATGCACAATTGATGCACGCAGAGAAGATGGCTCGAGGTGAAGAAACTTACCAGGGCAAACTTTTAGAAGCCCGTCAAAACGACTATAAAGATGAATTCGTTTTGGTGATTATTTCAGCGCCCATCGTGGTGTTAATGTGGGCAGTAATGTCGGACGATCCGACGGCGATGGAAAAGGTAAAACTCTTCTTTGAGTATTTTCACGAGCTTCCAAAATGGTTCACTAATTTATGGGTGCTTGTCGTGGCGAGCATTTTTGGAATTAAGGGTACACAAATCTTCAGAAATGGTAAAAAATAGTGCCTTTCAAGTCAGAAAAGCAAAGACGTTATATGCACGCTAATTTACCAAAGATTGCAAAAAGGTGGGAAAAAGAATATAAAGATGGTGGACCTGTTCGTATTGCAATTGCAAAGGGATGTGGTAAGGTAATGAAAAATCGTAGGAAAAAAACTAAGTACTACATATAAGGAAAAACTATGAGACAAAACGGCGTAAGATCAGATGTAAGATTCCCTTATGGGGAAACTGGTTCTTCTATGAAGAAACAGGGATACAAAGATCGTAAAGACGAGTCCATTGCTATGAGAATCAGAAAGCCTAGAACTGCAGCGCAGTTAAAAGCTAGTAGAGATGAATCTTATGGTAAATTTGGAAGCGCAGCTAAAAAATCTGGCAAGATCAATAGATAAGTATGGCTCCGACTTTTTACGATTCCACTTCGGCGCATCCGATGAAAACTGCAATACAAAAATATGCAGCAGGCGGACGTGTAGGAGCTAAAGATGGTAGATGGATCCAAAAGGCTACCAAAAATATGCGTAAGGATAAACCTTGTACTGGAAAAAAATTCGGTAGTAAGTCTTGTCCCCCAGGATCCAAAAGATATAACTTAGCTAAAACTTTTAAAAAAATGGCTAAAAAAAGAAAAGGATAAAAATGTTAAAAGGTAAACAAAAAAATCTTCCTGTAGCTTTAAAAAAGAAAATTATGAAAGCTAAAATGAAGAAAAAAAGAAAAGGTAAAAAGTAAAATGGCAAACACAAGAAGAATGAATAGACTTGAAGAACTTGGCAGAGTTGATGCTGAAAAAGCTGACACTAAATCAGGAGCAAGAAATCTTGCAGATGAAAAAAGAAGAATTGTTGGTGAGCTTAAAGCTAAAGGCGGCGGAATTGCTAAAAGAGGTAAAGGAATGGCTTACAAAAAAGGTGGCCACGTTAAGTCTATGGGTAAAGCTACAAGAGGCGGCGGAATCGCTAAAAGATAATGAACCCTTTAATTAGACAGGGAATTGCCAAACTTTTTAGAAGTATTGGCGGAGGTCCTGGTACAGGATCTTCTTATAAAGAATTAGGAACTATCTTAGCTAGAGCTAAACAAGGTAGTGATGAAGCCTTTCAAATGCTTCAGCAAAAACTTGCTGATATAGGTGTTACCCTTAAAAATAAAAAAGATTTAGCTATTGAAGAAGTTAAGGACTTAAATGTAGCTTTGGATGATGGAATTGATTTTGCATCTAAATATATGCAAAGATTAACAGGCGGTGGAATGGATGCACCTTTAAAAAAAGGTGGGATGGTGGGATACAAAAAAGGCGGTGTAGTAAGAGGATTGGACGAAGGTACACATAAAAACGTCCGATTAATATAAATGGATGAACTCATTTTAATAAACAAGGTACAGAAGAGACTTCAAGAAAATCTTCAAACAATTGGCGACTCTATGATGAGTGGAACAGGGGTTGACAATCACGAAAAATATAAGTATTTATTAGGACAGGCTCACGCCATACAATTAACCTTACAGGAAATCTCTAACCTGCTAAAAACGAAGGAGCAAAATGAAACAGGCGGAAACATCGTCGACATTAAAAACCGAGGTCCCAAAACATAAAAACGCCCTCGAAGAAAAATATCAAGAACAAACATCTCAAGAAAAAGAACCATTAAATCCTGATAATATTGGAACTGAAACTGTTCAAGAATTACCCAACCCTTCAGGTTGGAGACTTTTAGTTTTACCATTTACACCACCTAGTAAAAGTAAAGGTGGACTTATTTATTCACAAGAAACTTTAGACAAAGCAAGAATTGCAACAACGTGTGGTTACGTTTTAAAAATGGGCCCATTAACTTATGGAGATAAAGAAAAATTTCCAACAGGTCCTTGGTGCAAAAAAGGAGATTGGGTTATCTTTGCTCGTTATGCGGGTTCAAGATTACCAATAGAAGGCGGAGAAGTGCGATTACTAAACGATGATGAAGTGTTAGGGACAATAAAAAATCCTGAAGCAATTCTACATCACATAACATAACATAGGAGAAACTATGCAAGCTGAAGAAGCAAAAAAAGTAGATCTAATTGATGTAGGCGAAGAAGAAGGTGCTGAAATTAAATTAGATGATAAAGGAGAACCAGAAAAAACTGAAACGCCTAAAGAGGAAAAAATCGAAGTGGAACAGGTGGAATCTGCTCCGGAAAAGGTGGAGACACCAAAGGAAGAGACTAAGGAAGAGAAGAAATCAGAAGAGTTAGAAGAATACAGCAAAGGTGTTCAAAAGCGTATTTCTAAATTAACTCGAAAAATGCGAGAAGCAGAGCGTCAAAAAGAAGAAGCTGTTGCTTTCGCACAAGCGGCAAAAAAAGATAAAGAAGATTTAGAAAATAGATTTTCTAAATTAGACAAATCTTACGTTTCTGAATTTGAAGGTAGAGTTAAGAACAGTATGGCAGCAGCCAAACAAGCTCTTAAAACTGCTATTGAATCTCAAAACGTTGATGGACAGATTGCGGCCCAAGAACAAATTGCAAATTTGACTATGGACTCAGCAAGACTGAATGCGATGAAAATTGCAAATGAATCTAAACCTAAGAAAGAAGTTAATATTACGCCTCAACAACAGAGAGCTAATATTACTCCCGACCCTCGAGCAGAGGACTGGGCAGCTAAAAATACTTGGTTTGGTAATAATTCTGCAATGACTTATACGGCTTTTGATATACATAAGAAGCTCGTAGAAGAAGAAGGCTTTGATCCTAAAAGTGACGAATACTATGCGGAAGTTGATAAAAGAATAAGACTTGAATTCCCGCAAAAATTTGATAAGATGGAATCAAATACTACAGAAAAGGCAAAACCTGCCCAGACTGTAGCATCAGCAAAACGTTCAGCTAATACAGGACGCAGAAAAACTGTCAAACTCACACCTTCACAGGTAGCAATTGCTAAAAGATTAGGTGTGCCACTTGAAGATTATGCAAAACAACTAAAGATCACGGAAGGAGTATAAGCATATGGAAAAAGATAAAGTAAAAACTTCACGTGCGAGTCAAACGAGAGCTAAAGAAGCTCGAAAAGTCGTTTGGACTCCACCCTCATCACTCGATGCACCCCCTGCGCCAGAAGGTTTTAGGCACAGATGGATAAGAGCAGAGTCAATGGGATTTCAAGATACCAGTAATATGGCTGCTATGCAGCGATCTGGCTGGGAACTCGTAAGAGGAGATGAATATCCTGACTCTAAATATCCAGTCTTAAACGAAGGTAAATACGCAGGAATGATCGGAGTGGGAGGCCTTGTGTTGGCAAGGATACCAGAAGAGGTCGCGAAGGCTCGTGAAGATTATTATAATAAACAGAACGAAGCCAAAGAAGAAGCTATAAATAACGACCTTATGAAGGAACAACATCCAAGTATGCCGATCAATCAAGATCGTCAGACTCGTGTAACCTTCGGTGGTACAAAGAAAAACTAATTATTTAGTAATTCCTAAACCAGCGAATTAACTATAACCCGTTTATCTTCGGATAAACATAAAGGAGACAACTATGGCTAATGAAACAGGCGGATTTGGGTTTAGATCAGTTTATACTTTAGGTAGCACACCAGCTACTCAAGGTCTATCTGAGTACCCAATTAAGTCAGCTCCTGGAAAAGGTCTATTTCAAAACAATCCTTGTTCTAAACAAGGTGCGGGAGATACTGGATACTTACAGGATGCAGCTAATGCCACTATGGACGACGGGATTACAGGCGGTTACCAATGGGCGAACAACGCAGCAAACATTTTACCAATGACTGGAGTGTTTAATGGTGCTTTCTATATAGATGGTACTACAAGCAAACCAACTTGGGGAAATTCAGTTGCGTCAGGTCAAACATTCGGTACTGACTATAACACTGGTTCATCAGATGGAATAGGTTTCGTTAATGACAATCCAATGCAGGAATACGTTGTGAAAGCAGACGCAGCAGCGGCTATTTCAATAATGGTTCCTGACTTAACTTACAATGTAGAAGATGGTGCAACAGCAGGCACAACGCACGAAGGAACATCTCAATCAAAACTTGATATTGGTTCTTCAGCAGCGGCTGGCGCAGGCCAAGCAGCATTTATGATTGTAAGAGTCGCTAACGATCCTTTAAACTCAGACAATTCGGTTCTGAACTCTAACCTTATCGTTAGATTTGCTCCAGGATCAATTATGTCTGTTAAATACTAAGGAAGGATAGGAGTATAAACTATGGCAATATCAAGAGCACAACTAGTTAAAGAACTAGAGCCAGGTCTAAATGCACTATTTGGACTTGAGTATAAACAATATGTAAACGAAGCAGCTGAAATTTTCGAAACAGAAAACAGTGACAGAGCTTTTGAAGAAGAAGTAATGTTATCTGGTTTTGCTAATGCAGCTGTTAAACCTGAAGGTCAAGGCGTAACTTTCGATAGTGCGCAAGAGACTTTCACTGCACGTTATACTAACGAAACAATCGCACTTGCGTTCGCGATCACTGAAGAAGCGATCGAGGACAACTTGTATGATAGACTTGCTAGCAGATACACAAAAGCTTTGGCTAGATCTATGGCAAATACTAAACAAGTTAAAGGCGCGGCTGTTTTAAATAACGCGTTCACTGCAGCATATGCAGGTGGAGATGGTAAAGAGCTTTGCGCTACTGACCACCCTACACTTGCTGGATCTTTTTCAAATGAATTAGCTACAGCAGCTGATTTAAATGAAACATCTTTAGAACAAGCATTGATTGACATTGCTGCGTTCACAGATGAAAGAGGTCTAAAAATTGCAGCTAGAGGAATGAAATTAATCATCCCTTCTGCGCTACAATTTACAGCAGAGAGACTTATGAAGTCTAAAGGCAGAACTGGAACAGCAGATAACGACATCAACGCAATCAATAATATGGGTGCGGTTCCTGAAGGTTATGTAGTTAATCACTACTTAACTGACACAGCGAAATGGTTCGTTAAAACTGATGTACCTAATGGCTTGAAGCACTTCACAAGAGCACCATTGAAAACTTCAATGGAAGGTGACTTCGATACTGGTAATGTAAGATACAAAGCTAGAGAGAGATACGTTTTCGGATTCTCTGACCCTAGAGGTATTTTCGGATCAGCAATATAATAAAGTAAATATTTTGAGGCGGACACAGTTCCGCCTCAATCTCAAAATAAGGTGTAAAAATGAAGAAATTCCTAGTAAAAATATGGGCTTATGATTATCACGCTATCTTTGAAATTTTAGCGGAAGATAATGTTGATTCTATTGAGTCAGCAATCCTTGACAAACTAGGAGAAAAAGGTGTAAAGTGGGAATATATCGGTGAAAAAAGTATGGATCATCGATGTAAACGTATAACCTATGAGGAGGTTATTAATGATACAAGACCTATACAGTCAAAAAAGGTCCTTGGAGTTGAAGTGGCAACTGGAGTATGAACAAAATGGTAAATATACTCTAAATATGGTCAGGATTGATGACAAAATTAAACAAGTCATTACTGACATTAAGTTGGAAGAAAATAAAATTGCAGATAGAGAAAATGCAATTTTAAATGCGGCTCCAGAAGTTTCAGTAGCAACTTAAATCGCTACTCGTTAGAAATCGTACATTTCTATAGGGATCTCTTGCACTCTTCACAAATTTCATATATATTTTAAATACTATACATTAAATCAGAACGTAAACGAGTATAGTCGACGGCCTAGAGATTACGTTCAGAAAACTAGGAGGATTAATTATGGCAAACACTACATTTAACGGTCCGGTTCGTTCAGAGAATGGATTTGAATCAATCGTCAAAAATAGTACAACAGGTGCTGTAACTCTATACGCAGAATTGCAATCAGCAGCTAAAGCGAACACTACTGCTACAAGCAGAGCAGGAGCTTTATTGCTTAACTCAATTGCAACTGATAGTTTTACAGTTCAAACATATCAAGCTACGATTACGATTGCTGCGGGAGACACAAGTGCAAACGAAGCAACTATCGGAATGCCTGATAACTTTTTACCAGTAGCGGTAATGGTCACTGTAGATACAGCAGCAGCAAACGCTGTGAACTTACAAGACATTGGAGTTCAAGCTGATACTGATGACTATGTTGATGGTATTTCAGTTGCAGTAAATTCAACTGGATTCAAAGGTATCTTTGGTTGTAATGGCTTAAGAGGTATCTCTGGAACAGATGGCGCTTTATCTACAGCAGATGAAGTAGCAGCTGTGGTATCTGGAGTTCCAGGTGGTTCAGGTGTAACAATGACTTTAACATTTATTGGAGTTGTTGGATCACAAACACTTAACCTGTCTGTATAATAACTAAATACTAGTGAGCTCCTTCGGGAGCTCACTTAACTTAATAAGGAACAAAAAATATGAGCACATATCCAGTAGATATAAAAGCTAAA